TACGAGGGATGCTGCCTCAAGCGATGTACCACTCGTTGGATCCATATCTTGGATCCAGGAGCCAGGCTACAAATTGCGTTTTGTCGCAAACCCATACAGAGTTCACCAAATGGCTTTAAAACCCCTTGGTGACTACCTTTTCAGTCTGCTCAAGTACATTCCAAATGATTGTACTTATGATCAGGAAAAGGGTGTTAGGTATTCCCAAGAAGCTTTGCTTCAAGGGAAGACCGCTCACTGTTATGATCTTTCCAATGCAACGGATAATTTTCCGTTGTCAACACAACTATTCCTCTTACGAGGTATAGGCGTGCCGGAAAAATGGGTGACTCTCTTTGAGAGAATCTCCCATGGTCATTGGAATCTTTGTCTTGATCAACTTCCCACGGGGGTTAAAACCCGTGAGGAGCTATCAAGGAGTTTGCGGTTTGGTTACTCTCCGCTCATACAATGGAGCGTCGGGCAACCACTCGGTGTTTATCCGAGTTTCGCATCTTTTGCCCTGTGTCACCACTATGTCATTCGTGGCATCTTTGTGATGCTCGGCAAGGAACCTGATTACTTGGTCCTTGGAGATGATGTTATCATCTTCGATGACGAGGTGGCCAAAGTTTATTCAATGGTCATGCGTCAGGTTGGAGTGCCCATATCGCCGGATAAGACTATCATCACCAACAAATTCTGTGAATTTGCTGGGAGGGTGATATTCCCAGACAGTGTCCTCCGCGGTTATAAGTGGAGGGGAAGGAATGATAATTCCTTCATCGACGTGGCACGAAACCTCGGTCCCGGTTCCATGCGCCTCTTCAAGAGAAGACAGCGCCGGATCCTCCGGATTCTAGGCCCCATCCCCGAACCTTATGGTTTTGGGTGGAACCCGAAAGGGTTGGATTACTGGGAACGCTTGGAACCTTGGCTTGACGCCTTGGAAAGGGGTAGTGAAACGGTACGTACTTATAAGAGTCGTGCTGCACATGTCAATACACTGCTTTACAACAGCAATTGGCATTTTACTACTCTGGATGGTTTAGACCCAGAGCTCGCTTCCGACCAGGAAGCGCAGGCGTTCTTGGCAGGGGCATTCACGTATGGAATGGATGAAAATCCAGCATACTTGATTGCCACATTACTGCCGAACGTGGAATACCTTCTTCGTCTTCTAGACGATGGTAGGATTCCTCCTGATAAGGTGATTGATAAGACTCTTGTGACCAATGGTCATCAGATGTTGAATTCTTTCAGTCAAGTTGAGAGGATCTCTCAACTTACGGAGCTCATCCGTTACGAGCGTAAACTTCGAGTAAACAACTAACCACGGG